GCCATTAAAATTTTAGTCCTAATTCTTTTTCGGTTATGATCTGGAATTGCCATCCACGATCTTTACAGTATTCTTGTGCTGCTTTCCACTTAGCAGAGTTTACACCCCATGTCTGCACTTCAGTGATATATCTTCTTGATACTTTATTCTGTACAGTAGGTGGCTTGGTTTGTGCAAGTGGCTTGACCTCAATTAAAATCTCTTCGATCTTGCCTTCTCTATTCTTACGCTTCATATAAAAGTCCATGAAGTATCTATGGTATCTATTATCAATAGGACTGATATAAGGTATCACAACTTCTTCAGAAGACCATTGCATAACATCAGGATGAGCATCAAGCTTCTGCATAACCATAAGCTCCCATCTAGATCGATAAATAATCTTTGTAGGATCACCTTTGTATTTATCTGGATTTTTTGGTCGAAACGATCCTTTATATGCCATGTAACTTCCATTTTATTGTATTGACCTTCAAACAAGTCATATAAATACATTATGGGTATATTTATCAAACAAATTTAAGGATCAGACAGTGGCTTTCAATGTAAGCAATTTTGTCAAAAGCACATCAAAATCTATTAGTAATCGCATTTTAGATAATGCTACAACTACTGCCATTTCAGGTGCTTCACGTAACGCACAACTAATCGCTAAAACAACTGCACAATCATTATTTAATATTGGTGCATCATTTGATAGCGTAGAAGCATTCTCGACACAGAAGACGGATAGCATCCTATCTGGTGCGTCTAATGAATATTTTGCAATGGCTGGTAAGTCTCCATCAAGAATTGCTGCAAATAAACTAAGCTCACTTCGTAGAACTGGTAGTGAAAGTGCAAGAGTATATGTAGAAAGCATTAATCCACAAACTAAGGTTGCTAACGCAAAGAGCAATCAACAGTTTACAACATATACGGTGGTATAATATGGATATACTAAAACCAGATGCACCAAGAAGACCTGAAAAAAATATATTAGGAGACAAATCTACTCAGAACCAAGAAAAAGATACTACTGGTCTTACCAATTCAATGCTTGGCAAGTACTATTGTCGATTATTAATTGGTAAATATAAAAGACCTTCACCATTTGATTCATCAGTGTGGGAGACTCATTCAGCTATTCACTTACCATTACCAGATGCTCTACATGATGATACATCTGTGAGATATAGTGGTGTTGATCTTACTACAGTTGGTGACTTTGTTAATGGTGATGCTTTAACTGGTTTAGTTGGCGCTGGTATTAGAGGTGTTGGTCCTGCCACATCTAAGTTCTTTAGTGCTGTATTGGGCGCTGCTGCTGGTGCTGTAACAGGAAAATTAGGCGATGTTATTGGTCCTGCTGTTTCAGAAGCAGCAGCGGCAGCACTTCCTCCTGAATCTATTCAGACTGCATTTGAACAATCAATTGGTCTTTCTCCTAACCCAAACCCTTCTGTTGCTTTCCAAGGACCAAACCTCCGTGAATTCCAACTATCATGGACATTCTTTCCTAGAAGTAGTCCAGAGAGTGAAAAGGTAACTGCAATTATTGGTCGTTTAAAAAGAGCTTCATTACCAACAAATACAGTTGCACGTTCTGGTGCTCTACTTCAATATCCTGATATGGTTCAATTGAACTTCTTCCCATGGGATACTGACGGTTATGGTCCATGGCTTTGGACTGACAAAAGTATTATTAGAATTAAGAAGTGTATGATGCAAAGTGTAAACGTGGATTATAATCCATCAAACATCCCCGGTTTCTTTAAAGGTACCAATTCTCCTGTTGCAATTAGATTGACAATCAGTTTTACGGAAACTGAATATATGCTTTCAAGTGATTGGGGTGGTGATACTGGTGGCGATATATTTGGACTGCTTGAAGGATTTGCTACAACTGCTACAAATCTAATTCAATACACTGAACCTGAAAAAGCGCCAACAACGACATAATAGGCAATATAAATGAATTATTTTAATAAAATTCCAACAATAATTTATAATGGACAGGTAGCAAAGAACTTGCTAGCTCGTGCAAAGTTGTCTGATCAAACTATAAAGAATAAGACTGCATTTTATCCATATACTATGGATGAAACTGATCGTGCTGATACTCTATCACAACACTATTATGATAACCCTGGTTATACTTGGCTCATCTGGATGGCCAATAATATGATTGATCCATATTATTCTATGCCACTAACTGAAGAAGACTTTAATAAACATATCATCAGTAAGTATGGCAGTGCTGAGAAGGCAATGAGAAAGATTGCGTTCTACAGAAATACATATAATAGAGAAACAACTATTACCATTGGTGATTATAATTCACTACAGCCACGTTTTAAGAGATATTACGATCCTATCTTAAATGGAGATGAAGTAATCAGAGCATATAGAAGAAACTCTGGTCTTGATATTACCAAAACAAATAGAATTATAACACTTTCGGTTTCAACTGTCAAGGGAAACTTTACAGTTGGAGAAGAAATTCAAGTTAATGGTACTAATTATGCTTTTGTGACTTGTGTTGATAGTGCGGCAATCACTGCACAGCATGTCAATGGTTCATTCTCTGTTGGTAATAAAATCACTGGTAAAGATAGTGGTGCAACCGCCACAGTAACATCATCAACTACTATAGTTGAAACGATTGCATTTACTGATGCTCCTTATTGGGAGCCAATTAGTTTCTATGATTATGAGCGTGAATTAAATGAAGATAAGAAACATGTTCAACTATTAGACGTTCGTTATAGTGGTCAGGCTGATGCAGAACTTAAGAGATTGATGAGTGTTAGCTAATGAGTTTTTTTAAAGATGTATTTCAGGGTGTAGAGAATATTCTACGAAGTAGCGTTAGTGCCTCTTCGCCTATCATCGTGAACAAAGGTGCTAATATTGATGTTGTTGCTGGTGATATTAAAATTATTGATATTACCCTGTCAAGTGAAGATCATGATCGTAAGACAAGTCTAATCAATCAGTTTACAAGTATTGATATCTTTGAAAGTATTAATACTCCTGCTATCTTTTGTGAACTGACTATTTCTGATAGTGTTGAACTACAAGAACAGTTTCCTCTTATCAAAGAAGAATTGATTACCATTTCATTTGAAACACCAAATAACCCCGGCGATCCTACAAGATATGTTTTCCATGTAAGAAGCATTAATAGTAATGTTATTAATGAAAATCAAAAAACAGCATCATACACAATTACTGGTGTAAGTCCTGAGTTGTTAATTAATAAAACTGCCTTTGTTGATAAGCATTTTGATGACACCATTTCAAACATGGTAAAGAACATCATGGAAGAAAAGATCACCACAAATAAAAAGGTTGAAGTTGAAAAGACGGTTGGTATTTTTCCTAAGAAAAACATATACAACATGTTGCCGTTTCAGGCTATTCATTCTCTGCTCAGACATGCTGTCTCTGATAGATACTTGTCTCACACATTTACGTTTTTTGAGAATAAACATGGGTATCATTTCACTACATATGAAAGACTTATAGAGCAAGGAAGAAATAGATTATCTAAGGGTCTTTCTGATAAAGAATTCTTTTATGATATGGTAAGAAAAGAGCATATCGAAGACGTAAACATTCGTAACATTATTGCATATAATAGTGTTGGCGGAACAGATGTTTTAGAAAAGACTGCTAGTTATGTTAATACTGCAACTGCAATCGATATGCAATCTGCTGGTCAAAGACAAGCGGTATATGTAAAAAATATTGGTGCTGATAAGTTTCAAAAGATGGATGATAATGGTGCTGCAACAAACAGCACAGGCAATGTTCGTGCATTTGGAAAGACCAAGCGACCAACAGCATTTAGCATACTACCAATATTTTCACATGATAATAAGCTTTCTCTGGTGGAAGCGGCAGCAGCAAGAGATGCATTTGTTGAGGATTTAACAAACACGGTCACACAAATTCATGTATATGGTGATAGTGATCTTACTGTTGGTGATATGATTAAATGTAATTTACCATCTGCTTCAAGCTTTGATGATGCGGCTGGTTCATCCCGTCTTGATAGCGGCAATTACTTAATTACTAGACTAAGACATATTATCTTAATGGGCGATAGACCACAACACACAATTGCTCTTGAGATAGTTAAGCTTAACTTTACGGAGACTGCATAATGTTTAAGATGGGACAACAAGGATTTCGTTGGTTTGTTGGTATCGTAGAAGATAACACAACAGATGCAATGAAGCTTGGTGGTGTGAAGGTACGTGCGTTTGGTATTCATGAAGATTTGGCTACTGACAGGCTTCCTGACGCTATTGTGATGATGCCTACGACTAGCGGTAGCTTTCAAGGTATTGGCGACACACCGGGCCTTCTGGCTGGTTCATTCGTATTTGGGTTCTTCCTTGATGGAGAAGACAAACAATACCCAATGATCGTTGGTACCATTCCATATCTACCGGGAGATGAGGACAAGAATAGTTCTATTCCATTCCTTGCTAGAGAGAAGCAAACGGTTGTCAATAAGAAAGTCGGTAATGAACCAGAATCATCATATGCCGCAAAGTATCCATATAACCGTGCAATCGTTACTCGTGCTGGTCACATTATTGAAATCGATGATACCCCAGACAATGAAAGATTACATATTCGCCACAGCAAGGGTACATATGTTGAAATAAATAAAGATGGACGTATGATTTTAAAGACTGTCGATGATAGCTTTGAAATCGTCGGTAAGAATAAGAATGTATATATCGAAGGTAATGCAAATATCCATGTAAAGGGTAACTTGGATTCTATCGTTGAAGGTAAGTCAACCATTACTAGTGCTGGTAATATGATATTATCTTCTGCTGGTAAAATTGATATTAATGGCGTTATGGGTGTCAATATTAACTCAGGAACAAGTATTAATATCCAATCACCAGGTGGCCTAGTGCAGACTGAAGGAAGCTTTACTACTATCGGCACTGTATCAATGGCTACTGGTGCTACAGGAACATTTTCGTCACCATCAGGTAAGACTATTCATGTCAATAAGGGCATTGTAACAAAAATTGGTTAAGGATTAAATATGGCTGATACGCCAATAGCAACAGGCTCTGGATCATCAACACTACTCAATAGTCAAGGCACTATTGGAGCACCTGAAACTGTGGGTGAAGAAGAGATTGTTGTTAATGGTAATACAAGCGATCCTTGTGCAGGAAAGCGTGACAATAAGATTGAAATGAACCAAGAAGATACCTTGGTTGTCAATACAAAGCGTATCAAAGAATTAACACAACAAATTAGATCAGTAACCGATTGTAATGCTCTAAAGCTTATTGTCAAGCAACACTTAGATGATATTAAAAAGCAAGCAATAAAAGCTGTTGAAGAACAATTAGAACTACTAAAGAAATATCTTCCTATCACATCTCTTCCAAGCCCTACTCCATGGGGTATTGTCAAGTGGCTAGGTAAGCTTGTTACTGGTACAATCATTCCACAGCTTGAAGCATTTATCAAATATACTTTAGAAATTCTTGGGTTAATTTTAGCCGTTACTGATTTAATTAAAGCAGTATCGGAAGTAATACCAAAGCTTAAAGCATGTGCAATTGAAATTGTTGATATGGTTAAGGCAGATATTAAGAATGAAATCAATCAGGCAGTGAAGAAGCTTGAGAAAAAGATTTCTAGTGCTATTGCAAAGTTTATCTGTGAAGGTGTTGGTGCATCTGGCTTCCAAGCTATCGGTGATGCGGTAACAGCTTTCCATGCGGTTGAAGATACTCTACAGGCTGCTAAGGAACTAAAGAATACACTCGTTGGTGATGCTAATAACAGCCTTGGACAGATTTCTCAGGCACAGACACAGATGCAAGGCATTACAGGTATTCCACCTGCAATTGCTACTGATAGTCTAGAGAGCTTCCAAGCAAGTATTGATAGCGGTGCATTCGAAACCTATAAGGCACAGAACCAAGAATTTGTTAATACTGTTGCTCCTGTAAATGAAGAATTACCAGTTGCTTCTGGTTATGCAATTGTAGGTAACACTGTAACATGCAACACAGGCGTATGGACAAGCAATGCAGCTATGACATACAGTGCTCAGTGGTATCGTGAAGGCAACCCAATCTATAATGCTAACTCATTCAGTTATTCTCCATCGATTGATGATATTGATCTTAATATCTATTGTCAGGTAGTTGGTGAGAATAAGGCTGGTTATATTGAAATCAAGTCCAATGAAGTTGGTCCTGTTGTCTATAGCGTTCCTGCTGCTAATTTACCAGTTATCTCTGGTTCACTATCAGTTGGCAGTAGACTACAGTGCTCTACTGGTACGTGGACGGGCTTCACACCGACAAAGTATGACTATCAGTGGTTCAAGGGTG